ACCATAGTTCACCGCACAGTCAAAGACACAGTAGTCAATGCCAGTCGGTAGCAAATCACCTTTGACGGCATCCCAGAACAATTCTTTGTAGAACGGCACAACGTCGTTGAGAGTGAGGTTCTTCATGTCTTCTTCCGACACGTCACTTTTGGAAAAGTACTCCCACATTTTCTTGGTCACGCCCATGTTCGTACAGCCACCTGGGTCTTTGGGATCATGCACGTAACCGCCTTCACTCTCAAGCAACAACGTCATGCAGCGTTGAAAGTTCTCAACCATGTTTTGCCGTTCTTTTGGAGCGTCTAAAAGCACTGGCTGTAGGGTATCCTTTTTGCCCAGGCTTTCTTGCTGGCAACCCGGCTTTGCGCCGCTTGTTGATGTTGTAGTACAAACCACGTTTTGCTTTTGGAGTTTTCATCTACATCCCCAACGTTTACGAGCGGCCTTGCCACGTTCACCTGTCCAACTTTTACTTCTTGCACAAAACGATTTGTGGCGCGGGCCTGACTTCTGAGGTGCCTTCAAGTTGGAACCAGTAGCACGGTTGTACTTGGCTCTTCCTTTTGCCGTCAGTCCACCACCTGACCTGACCGACAGTTTTTCCCCTCGACTGACTGACAGGTTAGGCTTTTTCCTCGCCATGACTACGACACCTTTTTGATTCTCTCTGAGACATGCAAACCACCCAGGCCCAACATCCCAAACGTCAAAGTTGCCAGTGCGCTAATGTCTAGGGAAGGAAGAACAACAGGATGATTGGCAATCGCCGCGCAAGCAACAATCAACGGCTGTAGAACAAAGTTGTAGGCATAGGAAAAGCTGCACACCCAGCCAAGACCACCTCGCCAGTGTTGAAGCCGATCTGATGAAGCAGCTTCTACTTTGTTGATGTCCGTCTGGGCCGTGAGAAGCGACAGACTAGCACTTAGCTTGGCTTGCTCTTCTGCGGTCTTATCAGGAAAGAACATCCCGATAATTTTCTGTGCCGCTGTTGCCGCTTCTCCAATGCCAGTGATGTCCATCTTACCTATCCACTTTGTTGTCTAGCTTGTCAAAGATCTTTCCCATAATTTCTTTAAGATCTTTGATGTCTTGCTTGTAATCTTCCCTCAACACATATGATCTAGGCAAATCTTCTTTAAGAGATGACAGATCTTCTTTCAACTCTTTTAAGACGCTCCACAGCTCTTTGGCAAACCAGCCTATTGAACCAGAAATGATCAACAAGACTGTATCGACAATGTTTTGGAATTCCATTTTCATCCTACAAGATACGGAGTTGTGATTCGGCGAGTGAAGACTGACGCCAACACAGCCTTCACTTGCTTGACGTATTCTTGGTTGAAGATCTCAGACTCTCCATACGCCTGTTCCTTGTACTTGGCCTTGTGGCAAGCATAAAACGCAACAGGCGAGGTGTACGGGTCTGGAATGGTCTCAACCGGCGAGAGCGGAGTCAACGGCGCAGGTAGTACTACCGTGTCTAGCTCAATCGCATAGGTCTGATCTGGGACAGGCCCAAGATAGATGCTGGTCTGTCCGTACATAGAGAATGCAATCGGACGACCAATGTAGTTCTGGTAGTAACGCAACCTGGCATTGAAGTCAGTCCACGGCAGGTATTGCAGCGCAATCCGCGTGTTGCCCCAGATGAGATTGAATGTGAGTACGTCTAGCGTACTGACCCCATTAGGCAGAGATGCCGTGGAGATGACTTCTTGGTTGGTTGCAACCGAAGAGACTTGATATGTTCGCAAGCATCCGGTATCACGAACTAGGCGAACTCTCGCCGCGTTGATGTAATCCGTTAGCTCTGAATCCGTGTAGAAGTTGCCGTTAGCATCATGAAGCATCCTACGGCATTCCGTGATGTAGTCAGAGAGTGCCATAACGTCCTCATAATTTATGCAACTTGAACAAGACCAGCCTTGCGCTTATTAGGCACAAGGACTGGCGTTGAGTCAACCACGGGGGATAGGACGTGGACATTAGGCTTGGGTTGTTCAGATGAGAACGAAAAGGAGTGCAGTCTAGCCAAAGCCTTTTGAAGGTCTTGGTTGCTTGCCATCCAACCCAAGCGTCTGAGATACGGCTCTTTCTTGTCATCGCCGTACCCAAAAACATGATGACAGACAACTAGCGGAACATCTACTGACTGGCCTTTGGCAAACAAGTACCGCTTGCCGTCATAGCCGTCTTCCAGATCATGCTCGCTGTTGTTAGTGACCCACATATTAAGCAGTCAGAATGTCGCCGTAGATGTACAGGTCAACCGTCGCGGCTGCCCCTTGCGCTGTACCCACGTTGATGTACAGATAGGATTGAGTGAATGCGTTTGTAGACGCAATCGTCAAATCTTGTACAACAGCGGCTGAGGCTAGTGCGGGCGTCACAGAACTAACGATTGCCGTACCGCCAGCGGATGCAGCAGTTTGCACTGTGAACCTAGCAGTCGTTGGGTTGATCGACCCGTTGGTCATCGCAATGGCTCGAACCCGAAACTTTGTTGGAGTATCGGCAAATGCAACAAACGTATCGCCTGTCGCATTCAAATTCAACGCAGGAACCACAGCCAACAGAATGCTACCAAATTGACTTGGCAACTTGTTTGCAACTCTAGATGATGCCATGATGGTTCCTTAGACTGTTTGCAGGTACACAGTGTCAGACACGCCACCGAATGTATTTGCAACTGTGCCTGTGGTTGTGCCAAATGCTGCCGAGGTTGGGACAACGCCCGTGTATGCAGTAGCCACTTGGAACAAACCATTGTCAGTCAATGTAGCCGCCCATGCCGTTGTAGCGGAGCAAGTTACAAAACCAACCGCAGGACGAGGAACAAACACACCAGTGTTGATTGCCGGGTTGGTCAAGACCGACGTACCAGCAGTGATGTTTGATGTTGCAACAAACGGTGCCGTAGCGGTGTTTGTATAACCAGTGCCACCAGTGGTAGCCGAGGTCAACATGCTCAGGCACATAACAGCAGTTGCTGCGGTGGTTGATGCCGGGCTGAACGAGATGGTAGGCACAGAAGTCATGCCAGCACCATTGTTGTTCATCGTGATGGCAGTCACAGTACCAGAACCAACCAACGTAGCGTTGACCGTCAACACCGCGCCAGTACCGGTAGTGTCACCGTTGCCGTTGACCACGGTGATGGTAGGAGCAGCAACGTAACCAGCGCCTTGGTTAGTAACGGTCACTGCGTTGATCGCGCCACTAGAAATGGTGCAAGTTGCAGTAGCCTGGACTCCACCAGCAGGAGGAGGAGAAATCAACAGAGTAGGCGCTTTGGTGTAGTTGCTACCAGCCGTAGTGATCGTCACCGTGGTGTTGATAGCACCACCAACAATCACGTTACCCGTTGCCAACACGCTACCGCCACCGGCTGTGAAAGTGCAGGAAGGAGAAGCAGCAGTGCCCAAACCTGTACCAGCGGGATAGATACCGTTGGTGTAGCCAGAGCCAGCCGTTGTAATAACAGCACCAACAACTGTACTGGTCATGTTGATCAAACGGACGTTAGATCCATCTGAAGACACCAGCACAGGAGCCGATTGTGTAGATGCTTCTACAAAACGCCAGATCTGTGAAACGCCATCCCATTGCTGGATAGCGGTGTACGGGCCGAGGTGAGCAGAGTACTGACCACTTGGAATGGTGTACACCGCGCCAGGGGAAAGATTGATTGGGGTATTAGGCCAGTTAGTGCCACGTACACCAAAACCGATTTGATTGAACATTTAATTCTCTCCTTAGATGGTCAGTGAGTTGTAGCCGGTGATCTTGGTCATCGACTTGGGCTTCGTAACAACAAGCTCCGCGATGGTCAAGACAGCACCAACGTAACCAATTTGGAAGTTGGCTAGCGTAGACTCAAAGCCAGTGAAGGCAAAAGAACCCATCTCATGGATGTACAGCGACAGGTAGTTGCTGTTGAGCAAGTACACAGTGCCTTCTGGGCAATACGGATCAGGATAGATCGGCACACCGGCAACCATCAAAGCGCGGAAGCCAGACTGTGGGCCGTCAGCATCGTTGTCAAAACCGATACCCTTGCCTGGAGTGATGACGTAAGACTCTTGACCCACAAAGTCTTGAGCCAGCAACGTCCACGTACCAAAACCGCACACACCAAACGTCGGGACTTCAGCCGAATTCTTAACAGTGCCGCTGATGTATTGCAGCATGTTCTGACGGGTTGGGTTCACCGAGCCAGCAGCGTACAGCTTTGACTTCCACCAAACGTTGTTGGTACGGTTGATGTTGCCGTAAGTCGCCAGCGTGGTGCCATCGTCAATCGCGCCAGGTAAGCCGATAAACTGCTGGGTTTGGGTGGTGTTGTTGTACAGCGACGTTGCCATCGAGTCCATCATGCTGTTCGTCGCGTCGTTCATACGAGCTTCGATCAGCGGGATGATTGCGTAGTCTTGCTGGACTGCGCCTTCCATGCCCAGGAACGGAACCGGCGCGATCATCAACTTCAAGTTGAATTCTGCGTTGGTCACACCGACTTGGACGCTTGGTTGCGCGAACGAACCAGAGTAGTCAGACCACTGCGAAGTGATCATCTGCGACCCTTGAACCGGGGCCGTAACAGATGACACACCGCCAGAGGCTTGTTGAGAGTTGCTCAGAAGAGCAGCAAGCAGTGGGGTTGAGTTGTACAGTTGCACAACCAACTTAGGAATGAACGCCCGTCGTGTTACATACGAGAGTTCGGTGTACTGGCTACTGCCAGTGCTTGGGATAATACCGCCGCCAATAGCCATTAAAAGCTCCTAAAAATATCCCCTGTATTACACAAAGTCTTACAAGCCAATAGGCCGTGCAGGACGTCGGAATTCTGTCATAGCTTGCGCGGCTACTTCACGCGCTGCTTGCACTGGATTCTTACGGAACGCCGAGAGATCAAATTGCTTCATCGGGTTCGGATTGTAGCCAGTGGGTGTTGGGGTTGCCGCTTGCTTCATCCACTTGTGGTACTCAGCAGCAGCTTCATGATTGGTGATGCCTTTTTCAATCATGATCTTCTCAACTTCTTGGATCTCAGCACGGTTGCTTACAAAACCGTTTTGCATGAGATCACTACGACGCTTTTCCAACTTCTCGATAGCATCGCGCTCATGCAACTTTGCTTCTAAAGAGGCTACCCTGGCTTCAGAGCGTTGCAGCAGTGAGTTGGTTCGATCTTCAATGTCTAGCTCAGGCATAGACACATCAGGGCGAACCTTCTTGGTCAAACGCAGGAAATCAGCCCTTGTTTCGGGAGATTCCGACAACTTCCGAGCCAACGATGCGAGTTCGTCGCGGGCTTCATATGAAACATCTTCGAGTGACATAGCTATCCCCTAGTTGCTTAGTAACGCTTGCCGCCACGCCGCTTGGGCGCAGACCGCTTGGGCTTATAAATGTTACGCATGATCAGATGACCTTCTTCGTGCCACCCGGCTTTTCCAGGTTCATCTTGTTGCGGTACATTTGGCTGTTGATAGCAGTGCCATCTTTGCCACCACCGAATTGCGAAAAACGCGGCGGGTTGAACATCTGCCCGTTTTGCATGTTGTTGTCCGTAGGTTTACGGATCGGGGTCGAACCACGTGGCTTAAAAAGATCCATGATGTTTCCTTAGGTAGACAAGGGAGGTTGTTGCATACCCGGCACTGGAGCCTGGGCGATGCTACGTTGCTCAGGCGTTGCCCCACCGGCTTGCGGCAGCGTCTGAATCATTTGCAAGATTTCAGCGGGCATGACTTCACGGCTCTTTGCCTCACGCTTGCCAAAAACTTTATGCAACGAACCCAGAGACTTCATGATCTGCTGGCCTTCTTCTGACTCGCTTCCGAGCGCAGGCAGAGATTGTTCTAGCAAATCCATAGCCATCTGGATGTTGATGTTTGCAGCCGCCTTGCTTCCCATCTTGGGTTCAGGCGTTGACATCGGAGAAGCCATCGGTGGGGTAGATGAGTCCATACCTGCACCAGCTTGATCTGGTGTCGGCATGTCAGCGTTTTCCGGGGCCGCTTGGCCCTTTTGAATCAGCTTCATCATTTCGTCCATCGCCATACGTTCATCCTTAAATTAGTGACGGTTAGTTTTCATCCAGACCGTCAAATGATGGGTAGCATCAACGCTCAAGCACTAACGGGGTTGCCCCCGTTAATTACTTGCGCTTCGACTTACGCATACCCTTGCGAGCTTTACGTGCCATGTTACTGACTCCTTACAAGCGGCCACATTTAAGAGGGAATGCAGCCATACCCTATCCAGCTTCCCGGATTCTTACCGGCGCGGACGATAGTCTCTTTTTTGAGACTTGCCAGCGCCACTTTCGCGTTTATACACGATTGCGTCAGATCTTGCACTACTTTTAGCATCCTTCAATCGAGGATCGCTGTTTGGAGTAGTTGTACGGGATGTTGAACCTTGTTCTTGGGACATCATTTCCCTTTCGGAGGAGCTTGAGGAGGAGCAGGGGGCTGCATAGCCGCTTTCTTCTCTTCCTTCTCCAGATCTTCTTTCAACAACTGTTTCATAGGTGGATCAACCAAGTCTATCAGACGTTTCTTGTCAATCACCTTAGCTTCAAACAACTTAAACGCCAAATCACGGCTGTCTTCCATGAAGATTGGCGAATTAGAGTGGGCATCTACCTTCACAACGTAGTCGTTGGTAAACTGCTCAGGAATAAACACCATACCGTTCTCATCGGTAAAGTGTGTATCTGTATATGCTTGCATTAGCTTGAGATACAAAGTAGCCAGCTTTTCTAGGCTGTCTTCAATGATCAATGCCCTTTTCTTTGCTCTGGAGGAGCCTAGCCTGGCAAGTTGGCTGGCGTGACCGGCAGAACGTACCCCTGTTTCCCCGCGACCTTGCAATACAGAGGAGATGCCGGATGCTTCTGCAAACATTGCATCTATTTCGGCAATCTCTTTGAACAGATCGTCTGGCATCTTGGGTGCAAGCTCTTCAACTTTGCCACCAGGAGTGTCAGAAAGAATGAACGAGGACGGCGTGTTGAGGGCAAATGCCTTCTCATCCGTGATGCCCATAAAGCCGCTAAAGGCTTTGGGAGGGTTGACCTGCTTGGCAAGGAGCATAGCTATCTCGCCTACCCGCTTAGTCCGCAGTTCTTGCAGGTAGATGAGCTTCTCAACCTCGCTCTGGCCCCAGAAATAGTCGTACAACGGGTTGGGACAGATCTGGATGAAGGGGCATTCGCCTTTGAGGAACATGGATTCCCCACTGCGGTCGTAGATTACAACGTCGGGACTAGCCATCGTGACCACCTGATAGTCATCAATGTCATCATTCCACACCCACAGCTCTACCATTTCCACCACAGACTCGGCAACGACCGCCACGTAGCGGCTCATGCTCTCCAGCGATAGGTTCACATTGCCGGTGATGTTGGGCTGGGTCTGCGAGAAGGCCAGCCTGTTCATAGCGTTGGGCGCTTCTTCTACCGGCTTGGGAGCGTCGAACACCCTGCGTAGGATGGCTTCCCGCTTGGGATGAGAGTAGAGCCTTGTGTACAGCTCGCTCTTGGTCATGTAGTACTTGTGAGCTATGGCTTCCTGGCGGTCTGTGTAAGGCTTGTCCTCGCGCAGAACACCGATAGTCCCCGGCTCAATCATGTACGGGTTGATGCCGCCGTTCTTGCCAACCACCACTTTGACAAACGTGCTGTTGAAGACCAGCGACCAATTGATGGCAGTGCTGAACACTTGGTCAGTGTTGCTGTTGAGCCACTCGTCGTTGAGCGCACGGGTCAGCACCGGAATCTTGGCGTGCTGGAACTTATCAACAGACGCACCCATGTTGATGCTGAATCTCGTTGTCTCAGAAGAGTACAGGAACGAGTTCAACTGGTCTATGTGCGGAGCAATCTTGTTGTACAACGCAGGAGGATCATCCGGGCTGGCCCCAAACAAGAAGAAGCATTTCAGTTTGTCGTACTGAGTACGGCGACCGTCCAAAGACACCAAGCATTTCTGCATGAGATCAATGTAGAAGTCTTCACGATCTGCTTCTGCTTGTGGGATTCTCATGTCTTAGCTCATTTCTGTATGGCAAGATTTTCGTGATCACGGGTTACGGCTGTAGGTCGCAACTCGCCGATCCTACCCGTCTGCTTCGCTAATTCTAGTCCGTTGTTGCTTTCACCAGCTATCGGAGCCACGTTGTAGCTTGAAATCTGGCTGGGATTAGCCCACTGCACAGCATAAGGATTCTGAGGCTGTTGAGGATACCGGCCTGGCTGGGCTTCACCTTCACGAACGGATTTAACGTCGCTCATGCCAAAGTCTTGGGCCAGACCACGCATAGTACTGTCAGCATGTTTTGTGCTGTCTGAGCGGGTTCCTACGGCTTGCAAAAAGACTTTGACGATGCTTTCGCCTTCGCAGCCATGAGGGCACCTGGCATCCCATGCCTCAAAGTACCCATGAGCCAAACATTTGTAATCGTGCAGTACTGCCATTTTCAATCCCCATTGAGGTCACGTTGACTGTAATCATGCCGGTTGACCATCCCGACACGCAGCTTGATTTGTCCATTTGCTACTTTCAACCCAAGGCTTGGCATGGCAACAGGTTGTGGTTCTTTGCGATAGTCCACAAACCTTGAGTTGTCCTTGCGCCTCATAACCTTCACCTGCCCACTCTTCCAGGCGTTGTAGCCCTTGTTCACCCTGGTTTGCACCACTTCTGACATGGGCACCTCGTCTGCGATGAAGACTTCCTTGAGCTGAGTCCTGCTTATACCACACAGCTCTGCAAACAAGTTGATAGAGATCCCTCGCTCTGGATCAGCCAGTAGCTTCTTTATCTGCCGGTGAAGTTCAACTTTGGTTAAGGGTTTGTACATGTCAGGCTCTCATGTCTATTTTTTGAAGATATCTATACATGTTCAAGCCCTCATGCCTATTTTCTGCAAATAATTAGACACGTTCTTTCCTATGAACAAGTCTTGGTCAGAGGCTTGAGCATCTGCTTTCTGCTTTTCCCTGGTGATGTAGTTGGTGATCAACCTGGGCTGTACCTGCTCTGCCCACGCTACAACAGCCAGCGCGGAAGCAATTACCCGGTCATCTTTGTTCCTGCCAGGCGCACCCAAGAACCCATCCTCCCGCACAATCGTTTTCATTTCCTCCAAGCAATCCATGCTCAGGACGTTCATCATTCCGCGCTCGAAGAAGTCCTTCATGTAGTTCATCATGCGCTCTTTGGTCTGGTGCGTAGTCATGAACCCTATGCTGTTGGATATGCCGCCCATCGTGTCTAGCTTGCGCCAGATGTAGTTCTGCATAGACCCCAGCACATCCCGCAGATCTTTGCCTATAGCTCCGCTGGTAGCAGTTGCTTGCCTACGCAAGTTCTTTAGTTCAGCAATCACAGCCTGGCCTGGCCCGTTCACTTCCAAATTCAGCGTTGAGTTCTTGTAGGCTCCAGCAATGTGGGCTATCACCCAGGCAAACTGATAGGTGTTCATCTCTGAGGTTGCAAACTCTGCCACCTGATCTAGCCCGTTGGCATAGCACCTGTAGACCTGTATGCAGAACCTGTCAGCCCAATCAGAGCTGCCGTAAGCAGGGTCAGCACCAATAACGTAGTACCCGTTGTCTACCGGCTCCTCCCAGATCCTCAGCGTGCCCAGCCTCTCCGTAGACTTGATGACCTGGGTGTCTTGGAAGTTCTGACCAAACACATACCTGTAATTGTCAGGAACCCACTTCTTCGCAACCTTCGCTGCTTCCGTACACCTGCTGTTGGAGAAGAAGCTGGTGCCAGTCATGACAAATGCGTAGTCCTCCGTAGGCGGGAACTCCTGGTACATCAAGCTCTCGTCCTTCATGCCCTCCGCTAGCTTCCACCTCCACCACGCCATCTGGCGGCTGTTGATCTCCACCCCGTAGAGCTTCTTGATCTCCTTCGTCCATTCCTTCTCCTCCCCCGTCAACTT